GTGCCGGTCGAGGAGGAGGACAAGATGTTCGCCGTCGCCACCCCTGCGGTGCGCGGCTACATCATGCAGCTCCCCGAGGCCACCAAGATCGACTACGTCGAGGTCAAGATGCTGGCTGGTCCGGCCCGGCGCATGATGCGCTGGTGCGGGTTCAACTGGATCTTCCATCCGAACCTCAGCGGCGTCGGCACCGCGAGTGAGAAGTGCTACTTCTACCATCGCGACGCGATTGGAAGTGCCTTCGACTCCGGCGAGGGCCTCAACGTGGCCATCGGCTACAACGACGAGCAGGACTACTCCTACGCGCGTGCCTCCTCGTTCACGGGTGCCAAGTTGCTTCAGCAGACCGGCATCGTGCAGTTCGTGCACGACGCTTCCGGCATCTGATAGCGGCAGCGAGACACGAAGGAGAAACCTGATGACCTACAAGACTGACAAGCTGAGCCTGAAGTCGCAGGCTATCGCGGGCCCTCGGCATTGGATCTATTCCGATACCGGGTCCGCCATTGCCTCCGTCGTGGGGGCCGGCTTCTTTTCGGACGGCCGCTCGATGGGCATGAAGCTGGGCGATCTCGTGGACTGGTCGTCCGCGTCCTCGCCCTACGATGCCGAGTCGCTCGTCGTGCACGACGTGCAGACGGACGACACGGGCGGGCAGTACGCTTCCGTCAAGTACACTGACACCGACTGATCGGTGGCAGCTCAAGGTGAGGGGCGGCGCTTCGGTGCCGCCCCTTTTTTTGCAATCAACACAAGGAACCCATCATGGCAGATCCGAATGCGCCGGCCACGCGGCCCCAGCGTGCTACCGCTACGCCGTCCGCGCCGAGCGCGCCCGCAGCGCCGACGCCAGCCGTGCCGGCCGCCACCACTGCGGCGCCCGCCGCTGCGGCAGTGCCGACCCGCAGGCAGGTTCAGCCGCGCCGCCTTGCCGCCGGCCGCCTGAAGCCCGCCGGCCATTACACCCAGCCGCACGTGGCGCTCCTGCCGGTGGGGTGGGACTTCACCGATGTGCTGAACCCCGACTTCTGGACCACGCACGCGGCCACGCTGCAGTCCATCGGACGCATCACCGACGGCCTCTCGGAGGGCGTGGGCTCCGTGTTCGAGGTGATTCCCGAGGACATGGCCTTCTACGGCAAGGTCATCGTCAAGGGCCTGCGCCGCAACGCGCAGGGCCAGGCGGACGGCGTCTATGTGGTCCCGCTGGGCGTGCCCATCGATCTCAATACGGGGCTTGCCTGGGCTGGCCGTCCGAAGCCGCCCGAGGTGGAAATCAAGGCGGCGTGACGCGGCGAATTGTAGGACAACGGAGATAGGCTGTGGCGACCAAGCTGGAGGTTTTCAAGGCTGCCCTCTCCGAGCTGGGCGATTACTCCATCAACGACACGGGAGCGGCGGAACCCGCCGCCCGCGTGCTTGTGGCGCGGTGGGATCGCACGGTTGCCGACTGCCTCTCCGAGGCATCGTGGAACTTCGCCATGGAGGACGTGGCCATCGATGGTGACACCGGCCTCATCACGGCGAGGGTCGGCCCGCGGTACGGCTTCGCCAAGCCGGGGGATTGGGTGCGGACGGTGGCCGTGTCGCAGGACGAGTTCTTCACAGTACCCCATCTCGCCTACTACGACGACGGTGGCATCTGGAAGGCCGACGATACGCCGATCTACGTGCGCTACGTGTCGAACGACACTGGCGCCGGTCTCTATTTGCCGCTCTGGACCCCATCCTTCACGCGCTACGTGGAATTGGAGCTGGCGGTGCGCGCCTGCATGCGCATCACGCAGGACAAGTCCTTGAAGCGCGAGCTGGAGGACGGCCGCGACAAGGCACGCAAGACGGCGAAGAACCAGGATGCCATGAACGAGGTGCAACCCAAGTTTGCTCCGGCCCCGTCGTGGACGACGGCGCGCTGGGGACGATGGGGTGGACATCGCGACCGCGGCAGCAGCGGCAACCTCACCGGATAGCGCTGCATGGCCCGCGTCAACGCCCCATTCTTCGCCTTCAATCGCGGTCTCGTCTCCCGCAAGGTGCTCGCGCGCGTCGATCTGGAGAAGCTCCGCCTCGCTGCGGAGGTGATGAACAACTGGATCGTCTCCACTCAGGGCTCCATGTCGATCCGGCCCGGCACCAAATGGTTCGGGTCGTCCTTTGCCGACACGGGGGCGGAGTTCATCGAGTTCGTGGCCGCCACCGACGAGGTGGCGATGGTGGAGGTGACACCAGGCAAGACGCGGTTCTGGCTCGGCGAGGACGCGCACGAGTTGGAGTTGCTGGAACGGCCCAAGGTCGACACCGAGGTGAGCCTCTCCGATACCGGGTGGACGAACGCCTCCTCGGGCGGCGCCTTTGCGACACCGGCCGTCGATCTCATCCCGGACATGACGGCGGCGACTACGAGCGGAGTCGAGATCACAGCGTCGTCGGAGTGGATCTCGAATGCGAACCAGGCATGGAAGGCTGCCGACGACAACAACGGCACGCTGTGGGTCGACACAGGCAATGCCGTCAGCAGTCTGCCGAGCTGGTGGAACGTCGACTTCTGCGCTGCCGATGCGGGCAACATCAAAGCGGTCACGTCTTACTCGATCCGGGCCCAGAACGCCAACCCTTCCAACGTCCCCAACTCCTGGCGCCTGATTACGGGCAACTTTGACACCGGCACCTACGCGACCGACACCGGCAAGTGGACCTTGCAGGACGAGCGGACGGGAGAGAGCAGTTGGGCAGCCAGCGAGAAGCGCACCTATGAATTGGCCGACGCCGACACCGGCACAGTCGAGGAACGTCGGCACTGGCGCCTCTATTTCACCGCCACCAATGGCGGGGCACAGTTGATCGTTGCAGAAATCGAGATGTTCGATGCGACCGTTGCCAACCAGGCGAAGTTTACCAACGGCACACTCGTTCTCAATGCCACTTCCATCGGCGCGCTCGCGAAGGCTACGAAGCGCGTCATCGTCTCCGACACGGGCACCGAGCATTCCCTCGCCATCAAGGTCGACCGCGGCCCGGTGACGCTCCGGCTGGGCTCAACCGACGGCGATGACGACTACATCGGCGAGGCGTCCCTCGGCACCGGCTATCACAACCTGGCCTTCACGCCGCAGGGCGATTTCTGGATTACCCTGCAGTCGGATGCCATCGTCGACCGCATTGTCTCCTCGCTCGCCATCGGCGACTCCGGCATCGTGGAGGTGACGGCCCCCTGGGAGGCGGATGACCTCTCCAACATCCGCTATGACCAGTCGGCGGACGTCGTCTATGTTGACTGCGACGGGGTGCGCGCGCAGAAGATCGAGCGGCGCGGTACGGGTCGATCCTGGTCGGTCGTTGATTACGCGCCGGATGACGGCCCATTCCTTCCATTCTCGTCCTCGTCGGCCAAGCTCTCCGTCTCCCACTTCTTCGGCAACACAACGCTCGACTCCGACATCCCCTTCTTTCAGCCTGGGCATGTCGGGTCGCTCGTGCGCATGTTCCACGAGGGCCAGTCGGGACAGTGGCGGCTCGGGGCGGTAGACGCCAAGACGGACGCTATCGAGGTGACCGGCGTTGCCGATACCGGCAACACTCCGCCCGCGAACAACGAGCGCCGGATCATCTTCGATGTGACCGGCACCTACACTGGCCGTGTTGCCATCGAACGATCACTGGATGGACCGGATCAGGGGTTCAAGCCGGTCGCCAAGAGTGCCAGAGTCGCCATCACTGCCTCCGACACCGGCACGTTCTCAAAGACCATCGACGACGCGGAGACCAACGTCAAGGTCTGGTATCGCGCGCGCATCACCGATACCGGCAGCACGCTCGACACGGGCGTTGGTGCCGGAGGGTACACCTCCGGCGTTGCCGTGGTCCGCATTACGCAGCCCAACGTCGGCGTCACAGGCGTCGGGCGCATCACTGGCTACAACTCGAACACCGATGTCGACCTGGAGGTGATATCGCGCTTCTCCGACACCGGCCCGACCGAGAACTGGCAGATGGGCTATTGGTCGGATGCTTTCGGCCACCCGGCAGCCGTGGCTCTGCACGGTGGGCGCCTCGGTCACGCCAAGGGCGGCACGCTTTTCATGTCGGTCGCCGACGATTATGAGAGCTTCGATGAGGCGACCGAGGGCGATGCCGGACCCATCGTCAAGACCCTGGGCTCCGGGCCGGTCGATTCCATCTCCTTCCTGATCTCGCTGCTTCGCCTCATCGTTGGAACTGTGGGGTCGGAGATTACGGTTCGCTCATCGTCGCTCGACGAGCCGCTGACGCCGACCAACTCCAACGCCTCTACGCCGTTCTCCACCCAGGGTGCCGCATCTCTGCGTGCGGTCAGGATGGACACCCGCGCCATCTACGTGCAGCGATCCGGTGGCAAGCTCCTCATGGCCGGCGCGGGGGCGCAGGGCTCCACGCTTGGCGACTACGAGAGCGCTGACCTCACCCTGCTCGTGCCCGATCTCATCGCCGCCAGAAAGAGCCGCCGCACAGTCACTTCCATCGCCATCCAGCGCCAGCCGGATACGCGCATCCACCTTGCCCTTTCTGACGGCACGGTGGCCATCCTCACCTACGAGCCCACCGAGGAGGTGGTCTGCTGGAAGACGTGGTCGACGGATGGGTTCGTGGAGCGGGTCATGTGCCTGCCGGGGCTCGTGGAGGATGCGGTCTACTACCACATCCGCCGAGACATTGCGGGGGCCGGCAATGACAGCTTCACCAAGGTGCTGCTCCACCTCGATGGGGCGGACGGGTCATCGACCATCGTCGACGACAATGCCGGAGGCAGCACGCATGCCTGGACGGCTGCCGGGCATGCACAGATCGACCGTGCGTCGCGGGTGTTCGGCGCCGCGCTGCTGCTCGACGGCACGGGCGACTTCGTGTCCACGCCGGATCATGTGGACTTCACGTTCGGGTCGGGCGATTTCACGGCCGACGTGTGGTTCCGGTGCGATGCCGCAGGCGGCACTGCCCAGCGCCTTGCCGGGCACGGCGACAACTCCGGGGCGGCTGCCAGCTCGGCCTGGGACATCTTCCGCACCTCCGGCAACGTCATCCTCGCCCGCGCCTCCAATGGGTCTGCCTTCACATCGGTCACCGGGACGACCCAGTTCACCAGCGCTGTCAATACCGGCTGGCACCACGCGGCCTTTGTGCGCACCGGCAATGTGCTCAAGCTCTTCATCGACGGCGTGCAGGAGGGCGGCGACGTGGCCTTCACGGATGCCGTCAACGACTGCGCCAACGATCTGACGGTGGGCACCAATATCCCCTCCGGCGCCAACGATGGCACGGATTGGAACGGCGGCATCGACGAGTTCCGCCTCTCGGTCGGCAAGGCGCGCTGGACCTCCAACTTCACCCCGCCCGTCTATCCCTATGCCGGCACCCGCCGCTTCCTGGAGAAGTGGGCCATGGAGTCGGAGTGCTACGGGGACACCGGGCTCTCCTTCCTCGCCGACTGCGCCGTCGGCTACACTGACACGGGCCGTACCGCCACCATCCCCGGCCTGTCGCACCTGGCCGGCGAGCAGGTGGTGGCGTGGGCCGATGATACGGGCGCCGCGAGCGCGAACCCGTGGGCGCCGGACGCTGGCAAGGATCTCTCTCCCGACGTTGACGGGGTGCAGACCACCTACGGAGTGGATACCGGGACGGGCGAAATCACGCTCGGCGAGGCCGTGCATCATGCCGTGGCAGGCTTGCCCTACGCAGCGGATTTCGGGTCGGCGAAGCTCGCTTACGGGGCGCAAGGCGGATCGGCCCTGAACCAGATGAAGCGCGTATCCAGGATCGGGTTCGTGCTCGATGTCACGCACAATCGCGGCCTTCTCTATGGCCCTGACACCGGTAGGCTCGACCCATTGCCGCGAATGATCGACGAGGTCGCAGCCGACGACAACGCCATCTTCGAGACATTCGACAAGGTCGCCATGCACTTCGACGGGGTCCACGACGCC